GTGAGACCGGAGGGCGGCAAGAGAAAGAACATCTGCCCTTATTTTAGGGCACGAAGGAGGGAAAGTCAATGCTGAATACCAGAAATATTTCAGCCCTGTTGCGCTGGGCGATGGAGAATATCGGCTACCCAATCGACGAGATTAACGCCCTGGACGGGACAATACATATCCGCCTCTCGGATGGCCGAACCGGATTCCTTTATATGGGTGAGGACGGGCCATATGCAGCCATTCCGTCATGATACACCTATATTTGGATCCGCTCCGGGACGAACAACTGAAACACCCTATTGGGACTTGTGCCAGGTGCGGGAACGATCTATACCCATACGATGATGGGGAAATTTGCCAAACTTGCAAGGAGGAAATCGAACATGGATACCAGTCTGATGAACCGGAACCAGCAGAGCCGCATGGGCGAGTACCAGGAGAGCAAGGCACTCTCGGAGATTAAGGGCAAGATGTACCTTGCCCGGCAGTTCCCTCGGGATCCCGATTGGTCACTGCAGAATGTTCTGCGGGAGTGTGAGCGGCCGGAGCTGGCCGAGTCTGCCCAGTATGAGTTCCCCAAAGGGGAAAGTGTGGTCAGAGGCCCCTCGATCCGGCTTGTGGAGGTGCTGGCCCGCCACTGGGGCAACATCGACAGCGGCGTCAACGAGATTGAGGCCAACGACGGCAGCACCATGATCAAGGCGTATGCCTGGGATCTGGAGTCCAATGTTAGCGATGAGAAGACCTTTTCTGTCAAGCACGAGCGCACCACCAAGCGCGGCAGCTACAAGCTTACCGACGAGCGCGATATCTACGAGATGGTGGCTAACAAAGGGGCCCGACGGAAGCGGGCCTGTCTGCTGGCAGTCATGCCCGGCTGGTATGTGGACGCCGCCGTGGCCGCCTGTGAGGAGACCTTGAAAAAGTCCATGACCAACGGGCGCAGCATGGAGGACGTGATTCAAAGCCTAGTTTCCGCCTTTTCCGAGTTTGCAATTTCTCCGGCACAGATTGAAGAGAAGATGGGCAAGGAGATTGGCAAGCTGTCCAAGAACGACGCGGTGAAGCTTAAGCATCTGTACTCCGCCATCAAGGATGGTTTTGTCAAGCCTGGAGATGCCTTCGGCGCGGCCCAGGAGCAGGCCGAACTCCCCTCTGACAGTGAGGCGGAGAGCCTGAACGCACTGAACCAGCAGTTGGCCATGGGAGGTACCAATGGATCTGACAAGGGATAACTACTACACCCCAGAGGCGGATTGGGCATATATGTCGTGCTCCCAGTACCAGGGATGGTGCGAGTGCGAGGCCAAGCAGATGGCCAAGCTCCAGGGCCGGTGGGTGGACGAGCCCAAGGAGGCATTCCTGGTGGGAAACTATTTCCACACGCACTTTGAGGGCCCGGAGGCCCATGAGCAGTTCTGCCAGGAGCACTTTGAGGAGATCTACAAGACCAAAACCCTCAAAGACAAGGCCACCGGCCTGGAGACGGTGGTGGCTACCGGGAAGCGGGCGGCCTACGAGCAGGCCGACAAGATGATCCAGACGGCGGAGCGGGATCCCCTGATCCGCTCCCTCCTGGATCTCCCAGGCGAGAACGAGATGATCATGACAGGGAAGCTATTCGGCGTCCCCTGGCGGATCCGGGTGGACAAGTACGTGCCGGACGGGCGGCTGATCATCGACTACAAGACCGTGGCAAACATCAACGAGCTCAAGTGGAGCAGCGAGCTCCACGAAAAGGTGACCTTTATCGACGCCTACGGCTACATGATGCGGGCCGCCGTATACTCCGAGATTGAAAAGCAGTTTAGCGGGAACCAGACGGATCCGCACTTTATTATCGTCGCCATATCCAAGCAGGATTACCCGGACAAGGACGTGCTGGAGCTCAACCACCGCCAGCGGTATGACTACGAGTTGGAGCAGATCAAAGAGCGCATCCAGCGTATACAGCGGGTGAAGGACGGCTCCATGAGGCCCACCCGCTGCGGGTTCTGCGATTACTGCCGGGCTACCAAGCGGCTGTTCGCCATCCGGCCGTATTTCCGCCTGATGCCCGAATTCCGAGAGGGGCGTGAAGAGGATTATGCCGACCAGGGAGAGGCCGTGGCTGACCCATCGCCGGAGGGAGCCGTGGGTGATCTGCCCGATATGCGGTGCGCCGATCCAATGGCGAAAGACTGACGTGGACGGCTGGGTACCCTGCGACCAGACCCCGGTGCTCTTTATCTGGGGTGGGAAGCTCCGCCTGGTCAAACACCGGGATCTGGTGTACGGACAGCTCTACACCCCAGGCCGCCAGGAGCGGCCCCAATATGCTTGGATGCCCCACTACTACACCTGCCCCGTTTTGCGCAGAGAGCGCATACAATGGGCCTCAGACAACCGAGAAAGGAGATAATATGGAAAAGCTGCTGCTTACGCGCAAGGAGGCTGCCGATGTGCTGAACATCAGTGTGGATACATTGGACGAGCTTAGAGACGCTAAAAAGATCCGGTGCGTCAGAATCGGAGTACGGGTCTATTACAGTCCGGATGAACTAAGGGCCTTTATTACGAAGGAGGGCTACGTGTGCTGAACCGGATTGTACTTATGGGCCGCCTAACTAAAAACCCAGAGTTGCGTCACACCCAGTCTGGAACCCCCGTTGCCTCCTTCTCCCTGGCGGTGGATCGGGACTTCAAGGACAAGCAGACCGGCGAGAAGCCCACGGACTTCATCGACATCGTGGCCTGGCGCAGCTCCGCCGAATTTGTCTCCCGCTTCTTCACCAAGGGCCGTATGGCCGTGGTGGAGGGCCGTTTGCAGCTCCGGGACTGGACCGACCGGGACGGCAACAAGCGCCGTACCGCCGAGGTGCTGGCCGAGCATGTGTACTTTGGCGACTCCAAGCGGGATGCGGAATCCGGCGGGGCCTATACACCGCCTCTGGCGGAGCCAGGTTCCGGTGGGGCGGAGTTCGCGGAGCTGACGGAAGACGATGGGGAGCTGCCATTTTAATCTACAACGCATCCAGGCGTATCGGTCAGAAGAGCCAGGGCGAACAGGGATAGACGGCGGGGTGTGCCCCGTGCAGTATTCCGACGACCGCCCCCCTTCTGCCCCCCTTCTGCCCCCCTTCCTCTTTCCCCCACACCCCCTATCTCTATCCCCCCTATTATCCCCCCGTTCCTCCTCCTTCTCCTGAGAGAATGGCGGTAATTTGGAGGAGAAGAAGGCTTCTATCGGAAGGCTATCGGTAGAAGTACAGGAAGGAAGTGACGCTGTGACCCGTGAGGACACGGACAATCTGTTCAAATTGCTGGCCATCTTCCGCCCAAACGACCCCCGTGCCGAGGACACAACGCTGAAATCGGCCTGGGCGCTGGTGCTGGAACCGTATGCCGTCGAGGACGTTCGGGCGGCGGTGGCGGCCTACTTCCGGGAGAAGAAGTTCTGGCCAGATGTGACGGACATCTCCTCCCGATGCCCGCCGCTCCCACAAATGCCGCACCAACCTCCGCCCCTGACAGGTGGCTACATAGACCACGCGGTAGAAGCCCTTCGGGAGCGGTGGCAGGAGCTGCGCCGTCAGTGTAGAGCGGCCGGGGTTCCAGGCACTTGGGAAGATGCAAAAAAGGCAGGGCTGACCTGGGCGGCCTGGATGGACATTCTCGACGAAAGGGGCCTTGCCCTGTGAATAAATACGGCAACAAGAAGGCGGTGCGAAATGGCATCACCTTCGACAGTCAGAAAGAGGCCGTACGGTATGACCAACTCATGCTCATGCTGTGTGCCGGAGAAATCAGAGATTTGAAGCTCCAGCCGGAGTTCACACTCCAGGAGGCGTTCACGACACCGCTGGGCGAGCGTGTTCGGGCCATCAAGTACCGGGCCGACTTTGCATATGAGCGGCCTACAGAGCCGGATTGCACGGGCGCCGTCCACTGGCTGCCTGTGGTGGAAGATGTGAAGGGCTTCCGAACCAAGGAATATGAGCTAAAGAAAAAGCTCATGGCCGGGCGCGGAATCCAAGTGGTGGAGGTGTAGGGCATGGACAAGCACTGTGCTAACTGCATCTACAGGTGCTATATCACCGCCGGGCTGTACTGCTGCGACTACATAGGCTGTACCGGGCATGCACGCTCTTTGATCTGCCCGCCGGGCGCACGCTGCACAGAGAAAAAGACAGTTCAACGCACCCCGCCGAATCCAAACGGGAGGCCAAAGGCTGTATTTGACGAGGCAACATGTATGCAACTGTACCAGAAGGGCATGAGCGATATCAAGATTGGGAAGCACTTTGGCTTATCAAAAAATCCAATCGCCGCATGGAGGGCTCGGAATAACCTGCCATCAAACAGTAGGTCTCCGCAAGCCAGGATGGCATTTCTCAATGGCCGATGATAAAGGAGGACCCGAACAATGGACGATAAGACGCGCGCCCTGCTGGGTGATCACGAGGCGGCTAAGCGGCTGACGGATGCGGGGGTGGTGCTGATGCAGGGAGATTGCCTGGAACTACTGCAAGACATCCCGGACGGTAGCGTGGATATGGTGCTGACTGACCCTCCGTATTCCAGCGGCGGAATGTATCGCTCTGATAGAGCGAACGGATCAAGTAAAAAATATCAAAGCACAGACACAAAAGATATCAAGCCTGATTTTGCGGGGGATAATCGAGACCAACGCAGTTTTACGCTTTGGGAAACATTTTGGGTTCCTGCTGCGAAAAAAAAGATGCGCCCAGGCGGCATCGCAGTCATCTTTACCGATTGGAGGCAGTTGGCAGCGACTATTGACGCCGTGCAGTGCGGCGGGCTTGTGTACCGGGGGGTTATTCCATGGATTAAAACCGCAGCGAGACCACAAAAAGGGCGGTTTACGCAAAACGCCGAATATTGTGTTTGGGCATCAAATGGACATATTCCAAATGAGGGTGGAAACTACAAAGGATATTTTGTTTGTAATCCGAAAGCAACATCTAGACGGATACACGCGACTGAAAAACCTATCGAGTTGTTGGAGCATTTAATGGCTATTGCTCCTGATGGCGGAACTGTTATGGATATGTTTATGGGAAGTGGATCCACCGGCGTTGCCTGTGTCAACACGGGGCGGAAGTTTATTGGCATAGAATTAGACCCCGGATATTTTGAGGCGGCGAAACAGCGAATTGAGGAGGCACAGGCGCAAGCCCGCCTGGCCTGGAACACCCGCGCGCCGATTCTGAGCGCGGAGGAGATGGAGATGCTGGAGGGGATGCAATGAGCATGACGCGGCGAGAGGCTGCAATCAAGAGCTGTGAGGACAGAATCAGGCACCTAGAAAGTGTGCCGCCTCACTACTATGGGAAACGGCAACGGGGAAGAGCTATTGAGCTGGAAAAGGTAAAAATAAAGGCCCTCCGCCCCGTCAGCCGGGAGCAGGTGGAGCGGGTGTGGCCTGGGTGTAACCGTTGCAAAGATCCTGATACAGCAATCGCATGGGAGCGGTGGGGACACCAATACTGTTCTCAATGTGGCCGCCCCCTCTCCCCGGAGGCATGGGAGGAATTGAGAAAGAGACTGGAGGCGCTGAACGATGGGAAGGGCGATTAAACCTTGCCCGTATTGTGGAGGAGAGGCCAAAGTCAGACGGGTTGGACGGTGGAGACTGCGATTCTCCGTTTTTTGCTCCCGCTGCGATAAATCAACTATACCTGGTTCGGCCTGGAAGCTCACAAAACGTGGGGCGATAAGAGAGTGGGACAGTAGGTGGTTGCCCTACGGGAAGGAGAAAACGGATGGGATGGATACGTAGAGAAACAGAAAAGGGTACAACTCAATATATCTGCCCGAA